GACCAGCGAAGCCGAACCTGTCTGGAGACGGGTGCGCTCGGTAGATGACATCGAGGAACCGCTGAGTAAGCGGCGACCGTCGATCAATCGCCTGCAAGCCAAGCATCGAGCACGGTTCGCGAAGTTCGCTCGGGCGCGTCCCATGCCCATCGTGGTGCCCTTTACCAGTGACCGCAAGGACCGACAGGACGCGAAAGCCTCCGAACGTGCCTTGAATTACTACTGGGAAAAGCATGGCATGGAAACCAAATACCTCGATGCGCTGCTCTGGGCAGCGGATTGCGGGAAGAGTTTCTGGTGGGTGCATTGGGATAATGACGCGATTGTGCCCGTGAGTGAAGAACGCGACGATGGCACGATGGGCCTCGCTGATGAACAACTTGGGGATATCCGGGTTGAAGTGGGCAATGCCTTTGAGGTGCTTGTCGCGGACCCGAAGATTTCGCGCATCTCCGACCAACCCGAAATCATGCGGGTGAAGGTGCGGGATGTCGAGGACCTACGGAAGCGCTACCCCAGCTCGGCCAAGAAAATCCACGGGGACACCACCTATCATCATTACTTTGAGTTCGAGCGGCAGATGGCAACATTGGCGACGAGACCCTTGGGGTCCTTGGCAAGTTTGTCCATGCCGGTGGGCGAGAGTGATGGCTCGAATAAAGCAGAACTCCCCAAGGCATTAGTGAAAGAACTCTTCACGGCACCGAATGCCACCCACCCCAAAGGACGGTATGTGGTGGTTATTGGGGATGTAGTGGTAAAAAAGCAGGATGAATTGCCATTTGGGTTCTTTGATTTGGAAAACCCCTTCCCGGTGGTGGAGTTTCAGGACATGCCCCAGGTCGGGCAATTCTGGACCTCGACGTTCATTGAACAACTGATTCCGATCCAACGTGCCTATAACAATCTCCGGGCGCAGTTGGAAGAACAGATTGACATGAACATCCACCCCAAGTGGTTGGTGCCCAAACAAGCACAGATTCCCGACACAGCATTCACCAATGCCACCGCAGAAGTGGTGGAGTGGAACTATATCCCCGGTATGCCGGAACCCCATGCTATTACGCCGGGGAATATCGCTGCCGATGCGTGGCGATTCGCGGGGATGCTCCGTGAGGAACTCGATGATGTCTCCCAAATCCAACCCTCGATTGAGGGGAAAGTCGGTTCAGCAAAAAGCGGATTCCAAACGAACCTCCTCCAAGAAGCCTCCGACGCGGTCCACGCGCCCGATGCGCGGGGTTTTGAACTGTCCATCCAAGACGCCGCGATAAAAATAAGACGGATGATGCGCTTGGGGTATACGTCTGAGCGCATGATGTCATGGGCCGGACGGAACTCCTCCCCGGAGGTATTCGCGTTTAGTAACGCACAGATTGATGAACATGCGTCGATTCGGGTGCAGGTCGGGTCAGCGATTGGTGGGCTGAAAGCCACACAAATCCAACAGGCCCTTGACTTGTATAGTGCCGGGTTGTTGGGTGATCCGAATGACCCCGAAGTCAAACGCAAGACTTTGGCATCGCTGGACCTGCGTGGGATGGAAGACGCGCAGGAACGGGCGAATCTGGACGAAGAACAGGCACGAGCGGAGACGATGGACATGCTCCGTGGTGAAGCGGTCACCGTGCCGCAGTTCTATGAGAATCATGACATTCACATCGCAGCGCATACCGAGGAGCTAAAAGGTCCTGCGGCAAAGACAATGGACCCGCAGATACGCCTCGACCTCCTCGCACATATTCTGTTGCATGTGAACTTTGTCAATCCACAGGTGGCTTTCGGCCTGACTCAGAAGTATGAACTAACAGAGCGACTCGTACGACCGGGGTTGATCGAACCGCCGCCACCGCCTCCTCCACCGGGCGTAGGCCCACCGGGAGGGGGACCACCCGGACCAGCACCGGGACCGCCGGGTCCTCCTGGTCCACCACCAATGGGACCCCCGCCGGGACCTCCGGGACCGCCCACCGTGGGCTAATTCACTAACCATATGGAGTGAACTACCGTTATGCCTGATACCTTACCCTCGGCTGAAGAAACGCTTGAAGCGACTCAGAACACTGAGACTTCAGAAGCGTCATCTGAACAACCACACGCTGCCCCTGTACTTTCCGATGACACCACCGTCAAGATGGACATCGGAGGAGAAGAGCAGAATGTCAGCCTCAAGGACCTGCGTTCTGGGTTCATGCGCCAGCAGGACTACACCCAGAAAACACAGGCAACCGCTGAAGACCGACGCTCCTTGGAAGCAGCGGCCCAGCAACTCCAGCAACGCGAAGCGGCATTAACAGATTTGCTGGCTGACCCACAGAAGCTCATGCAACTCGTCGCGGCTCGCGGAGGGCAACAGCAGCAGGAAGTGCCATTAGCTGATACAGATGTACCAACGGTTGGGACACTCAAGAAACTCTTGGGGGAATCCCAGAACCAAGTGCGTCAGGAACAACAGGCTGTGCAACAACAGATGCAACAACAGCAGGTTGTTCAGCAAATGGAAGCGACTGCGAATGATGCCTTCGGGGAAGTGTTCTACAACATTCCAGATTTGAAAGAGGTCCCCTTTGTCGGGGATACGCTGAAGAAGATGGCATTGGAGAGCAATCCCAAAACGCTGGATCAAATGCGATCAGCGATTGTCGATGCAGGGAAGAAGCTGTCAAAGCAGTTAAATATGAAACCACCAAAAGCTGCCAAGCCGCAAGCGGTCTCGCAGCTTCAATCGGGGATTGAACCACCTGGAGGATCTGTTGCCCCACCACCACCAGACAAGACCTACGGCAAAGGCCGGAGTATTGACTGGGGGGACATCGATAAAGATGCCATGGCATGGGTGGAACAGCAAATTCAAGGAGGGAAATCCTAAAAGGAGTTCGTCATCATGGCGAATATGAATCTCACCACAGCCGCCAATGTGCTGAAGACGTTTTATCTTCCGCCATTGCGTCGGTTGTTGAACAACCAGACGATTTTTTGGAATCGTTTGGAACGCAACGAGAACTTCAACGTAGAGGGAAAAAACTTTACGGTGCCGTTGCATGTCAGTCGGCATACGCAGGCTGGCGCGGGACGTGCTGAAGAAGGCACACTGCCAGCGAAGGATTCGCAGGGATATAACCAAGCGGTCGTTCCCGCCAAGTATATCTATACGCGCATCCAGATTTCGGGGCAGGTCATCAGAGCCACCAAGAGCAATGCGGGTGCCTTCATCCGTGCGGTGCGGTCTGAAGTTGAAGGAGCCACCCGCGATACCAAACGGTCAGCCAACCGGCAGGCCCATGGTGACGGTCGGGATGCGTTGGCCTACTACGTGAGCGGGTCAGGGACCTCGGTTGTTGCTGATGACAACTTGGGGAACTCCTTTACCCATGTGGGGCCGAAGGCCACCACGGTTGACTTGATCGATGTCTCGGACAACTCGACCGTTCTCAACAACAGCACCACCATCTTGGCTGGTGCCGATGTCGCCACCGGGGTCACCATGACCTTGGGCGATTCCATCTCCGGGTCAAAAGCGGATGGGGACTATTGGGTGCTTGAAGATACCCTTGGGAACCAGATGACCGGGTTGGAAGCGATTGTGTCTGCATCGAATCCTCCGTTGTTGAGTGGTGGGTTGCATGGCATCGTGGTGTCAGGGAACAACTGGTGGCAGTCGCAGATTGTGGGCGATGACACCTCAATGGTAGACCTGCGCTTTGCGAACATGCAGCGTGTCATTTCCAAAATGTCACAGGCCAGCGATTATGATAAGGATGATATCGAGTTTGGTCTCGCCTCCTATTTCATGATCGATAAGTATTACGAACTCTGCGCGAATGAACGTCGTGCGGTGAACGTGATGCAGTTGGACGGTGGGTATGAAGGTGTGGAGTTCTCGGGGATTCCGCTGGTTGCGGATGCCCAGGCGAAGCACAATCGTATCTACTTCGTCGTACCAGATGCGTTGAAGATTTGCCGGATGTCAGACTTCGACTGGATGGACGACGATGGCGCGGTCTTGAACCGTGTCGTGAATACGGATGCGTATGAAGCAACGCTGTTCCAC